AATCAAATACAGCATTTGTACTATTGCCGGAATTTGTCACCGAAGCGGAGGTACCCGTCGTCACTTTTCCGACTTCTATCGTTGCTGCTGCCCCGTTCTGTCCGTTTTTCCCATCGGCACCTTTCGGCCCCGGGTCTCCCTTAGGACCTGGGTCACCTTTAGGACCTCTTGGACCCGCTCCGCTACCGCCGCTGCCTCCGTTTTCATACAGATACTCCAGATCATTCGCAATGTAATCTAAAATGCCGTCGTTGTTTTTTGTGCAGAACGGTGTATTTTTCCCGAATACACCGTTCTGTATTATGTTATCGTTCTCATCACGTATCTCCGGATGTTGAAATGCCTGTGGTTTCATTCTGATACCTCTGTTTTTTCTGTTTTTTCCGGCGTTTCTGTTTCTGCTTTTTTAATCTCAAGCGTGACAGTATCTCCGTAGTTCAATTCATCAGTCTCTTCTTGACTTGTTGTTGACATAGCATAGACCTCGCCAGTCTCGGGATTGTGAAAGCTGAACGTAGTCAAAACTCCATCATTCTGCGGATAAGACACTTTGCCGTTTACTTTACATGTTCTTTTCATAGCTTTTCTCCTTTTTAAATAACAACATTTCCAATTAACCAGCCAAAATTATAGTAACAATGAAATATTAAGTGCCATCCCAAAGGTGGGTCGCCACCGGCTGGCATATAAACAGTTCTTGTCTCTATCATTCCGACAGATATGCTATTTTCATTGACCGTAAATCTCGGATATCTATCGTATTCAATCCCCTTTGCTCCTACTTTATGGTTTTCATATATTTTCGTGACGTGGTCAGTGCCGAGTGTAAATGCGATGGTTGTACCACTCATCTGCACCGTTTCACTCTTTTCACTTCCGCACCCAAGTACATTAAGGTACCTTTTAGCGGAACTGTACACGACCTTCCCGTCAGCATTACAAATCTCTAACCCCGTTCCGTGTTCCGTCGGAGAATCGTCACCGAACCCAAACAAGTAGACGTGTGCCGTATTTGCAATATCGTCTCGTTTTACCGGTAATATGCCACGGTTTCCCATCCCGCTGTGATTGTCATAAAATTCTATCCCGCCGATGTTAGCGGAAAATCCAAAACGATTTACACCGTTCAATCCATTCAAGCTAATTCCGACCAAGGTGGCTTTAGGGTTGCTACGCAATAAAGAATACGAACCATGATTTTGAGAAAGGTGGTTTGGGTGAAACGTACAATCCGATAAGGGAAAATGGTCTAACAATTCTATGTTTTTAAAATTGTTATCAATAACAATGGCTCCGTCAGGATTTAATATTTCAAAGAATTTCATATTAGTAGACTCCAAAATAAAAAGTTAATGGTTCTCCTATGTTTTTCCAGATTATTTTTTTACCTTCTTCTGTTATGCGTAGCACTGGGAATATCTCTTCGTTATAGCTCGTGGACGGAGAGACAATAAAATACCAAAATCTATTATTTGGTGCTCCGTAGTCTGCTACATTGATTTCTCCTGTTCCGGTAACGGTTTTCTTCTCTATTATTTTTGCAAAACGTTTTGTTAAATCAGCAATAACATCACCGTTACTATTAAAAACTTGCAGTCCGTGTGCCATTACCACACCCCTATCCGCACATATCGCTTATTGTCGGAGCCGTATGCTTCAATCAAATTATCTTTAATTTCCATTCGTGCTCCGTTTGTCTTTGTCCTCAACAGACCAATGTTCGCTGTAATCGCTGATAACGACGTTACCGCCAACTTATCAGCAGTAACCGCTTTTGCCGCAAGCATACGGCTCACAATTACGTTATTATCAAAAACAGTCTGCCCTGTCACATGTAGATACTTGCCAGCTATCGTCGTTGTCGTCGGTGACAAGTTAATCTGATTGATAACATCACCTTTTTGCACCCGCAAATTGATTGCGTCGGTCATTTGAGCGATCGCACTGTAATTCGCTTTTGCAAGCATGAGATTGCCGAGATTTGACACTATCGTAGTAACATCTTGCTTTGCGATTGCGCCGTCGTTGAGCTTTTGCTTAACTAACGCATCTACTTTCGCCAAACTGACCGCTTCATCTTCAAGCATGTCCTTACTGATTGAGATTTTGACGACTACACGGCTCTCTCCGGATTTCTCGCCCTCTCCGAACAGGTCATAATAAGCGATGGATACGTCATAGATACCTGCACCACATGTGTGACTATACACATTATTTTCGGTCTTGATTGTTTTCTGCCCGTCCGTGCCATTGATATAAATGTTCATTCCTGCGCAGTCTTTCGGAATGACTTCAGCTGTCAGTCCGAAACCGCCGATTGTACTTGTAAGTACGGGCGGATTCGGTTTCTTCGGTACCGGCTTGTTATACTGCAGTATCGCCGGGGTAGAGTATTTGCCAATAGCGGATTTAGCATACAGATACAGTTTCCCGCTCCGTTCTGTCAGCGGTAGTATAGCAGACAGGTTGTTTGTACGGGCTAACAATCCCGATGTTTCAGCGCCGGCATTGTCGTCCGTCCGGATTTCATAGAATGCGACGTCAGTATTTGTGACTTCTTTCCAGCTGGCAGTGCACACCATCCCGAAGTCTATGCCGAAACCGTCTGGCGTGTTCGGAATTTCTGTTTTGAGTGCGACAAGGATTTTCAGCTGCGGAGATGCGTCCGGACTTGTTGATTCGCCCCATTCGTCTTTTGTGCAGACGGCGATTAAGTAGGTGTCGCCGACAATGGCCTGCGGTATGACGACTTGGTCTTTCCCGCTGCCACCGAACGTCCACTCCCCGTCAAAACCAAGCTCAGAGCCTTTCGTACCTTCTTTGATAACGAGATCTTTTGCCTGTGCGTTGCTGGTCTTATACCAGACGTCACCTTGCAGATAGCTCTGAAGTTCAGGCGGCGTCCAGTTCACGACGATATCATATCTTGACACTCCGTCCGCCAGCTGCCTATAACGGTTATGTGCTGTGATATTTGTCACAGGCGGTATGTAATACGGCGTGAGTGTGTACTCGTAAGCTTTGACTTCGGACAGATCCTGCTGACCTGCGCCGAAGATGTTGTATGAGCAGAATTTAATGTAGATTTTTTTGCCGACGTCGTCTTTCGCAAACGGTACTTTAAACACAGAATTGTCAAGACGGACAAAATCTGTATTTTTAGCGTGCATTCTGACAGCCGTATTACACTGTCCGCGGTACAATCCTGATAGCAGCCACGCGCCGTTCGACTGCAGCGTAGCGTTGATGTAACTCATACACTCGCCGTCTATCCAGCACAACGTGTTCTTGCGTTCTGCGTCCTGCGGCGTACCGCTAAGCAGCTGATCATTGCACGTCACAAATACTTGATTACCCGACGGATGGTTCGGCATCGGTGACAATGGATGTGTTAATTTACCGCACCGCGCAGAGCCTGCAATTTGCCCGACTGTTCGATAGTTTGTGTTGTCGTCAGAGACGTATACAGTACAGCCGCCCCAGCCATCTTCTTTACCTTTTGCAGCGATCCACAGCTCCAGTCCGTCGGCGGTAAGATCTGCAGGCGGTTGGAAAATAACGGGAATGGTGTCCGGAGCTGTTTTGTTGTAGTCAATATACGGCCTGTCGTTTGCATGTACGTTGTACTTTGCGGCAGGATAGTCTCCCGGCGCTCTTGATATCGCCGTTACCGTCAGACATCCGTCGGTGCCTTCGGTGATACCGTTGATGACTGCGACCTGCTCAAAGATCCCTGAATTTTCATCGGTTAGCCGCACTAAATCGCCAACTTCCAGCCGGCATAAACTCCAATCTAATTTAAACGTGTACTGCGTTCTTTCGTACTTGTTGTTTCTTGCCAGTTGTTCAGCGATTTTAACCGCCCGCTCTTTCGTGTAGATATAATGAGCGTTCGTTACGCTTGCGGCTCTTACGCCGTAGTTTTTGATATCTTCCGTAAATTCATAGCTGACGGATTCTTTTTCGTAGCCGTTCGCGCGGTTGATAAACTCAACAGGGAATTGATTGTATATCGCGGAGCTGTCTTTTCGCTTATACGTTATAAGAGCCCCGCCGGATTGCGGCAGGAAATCATCCGCCGTCAGGTCTGTAATGCCTGTTTTATCCGGTGCCCAGCTGCCTACCGGTCTATCAGCCAGCGGTACAATCTTTAACTTGTCATTGCTCCAAAACACATACGCATTGGTCAATTTTGCGATTTCATTCACGACTTCCCGAGCGGCTTTCGCGTTCTCATCAGGCGGTGAGGAAATTAAAAGGTCGGCCTCTTTACAGTATTTTCTGTAGTTGTCCAGCCCGATGATCTGCATGTCCTTTTTACCGATTTTATCAAGTACGTATCGGATGTAGTCTGCCGGATTGACATCGATACCGTCGCCAGTCTCTAATAGCCTGCCTTTTACTTCAAAATTGTACGACGGCATTGAGCCCGAATCACCCAAATCAATAACTCCGGCCATGTATGCCAGTCCCGGGTACGGAAGAGCTTTGTCCGGGTGCTTTCCTTGCGTGTACGCCCACGGCTGCTGATTCTCTTTGCCGTAAAACAGCGTCAGTTGAATGTCGTCCGCTGGATAATTGTGTACATTTTTACCGATCCACACTTTTCCGATCCCAGAAATAGGACCCTCACAAAGTCCTAAAATGACCGCTACAGTGTAGGTGTAGGTTATGCTGACCTGCTTAGATTTTCCGCCCTTCCCGGCTTTGTGCGTTTCGCGGTGTTCGTGAGCGGTGAAATCGTCATAGTAGATCACGTTTCCCGCAGTTCGCACTGTACCGATGATTTCCGGTACAACAGCGCCGTATTCCGCGGTGTTGACTGTAAATTCACTTATCTTATTTGCCCGCGTTGTCGTTGTTCTTCCGCGAAAAAAGCTCATCGTCTCACCTTCTTTCTGTTAAACCGATAAATTCCACGCAATCGGCTTCTGCCCTTCGCGTCATAGAACATCACATCAGAAAGGTCTGTCATGACCACGCCGCGGTCGATGTAAGCATGAATAACCCGTCCTTTACCGACATAGACAGCACCGTGGGAAATGCACCGTCCGAATTGATACAGCAGAAAATCTCCGGGCTGCATGGTCTCTACTTCGTCGCAATATTTCTGCACATAGCTCAAGAACCATTCTTCGCTATGATGCAAATGCCATTCGTTCGAGTACGGCTCAATCTGGACACTGTCTTTTTTCAGCAGTCCAGCGTCTTCTACGCAGCCTATTAGCAGCATGCCGCAGTCTACACCGCGACCTTTTACTTTTGCGCCGTTAATGTGTGGTGTGCCCAACCATTCTGCAGCTGCTTTAGCTATTTTTTCGCCGTCTGTCATAAGAGTACCTCTCTTCTCGGCACGAACGGAGCAATCAGCGTAGCGGCATCGGTTTCTTTACTGTAGATGACACCGTCTTCATTCGTCGTGTAGCTTCCCTGCGGATAGTATCTGCGGACCGGAAATTCCATATTGAGACCTTGTGTTTCCGCTTTTACTGACAATTCAATCTTAATGCCGCCTGCTGATTTGACTTCTACATTTCCACCGAACAGGTCAATCGCGCCCACGACTGACTGATCACGAAAGAAGCAGCGACGGAGATACAGCTTAGCTCTGTCAAGTATTCCGCTGTGCGCCGCCCGCAAGAACGGCAGTCCTTCAAGTTTGTCGTTGATATCCGCCTGCACGGTGACGGTCATCGTGTCAACTACCACACGATCATGAATCTTAACTTGCTGTCGCTTAATCAGCAACGCGTTATGCAAGTACATATGCCCGCCAAACGATATATCTATATCGGTATCGGCATAGTAATACTTATTGCCGTTGTCTAAGACAAGCTCGTATAGATCGCAAGAAGTAATCTTCTTTTCTGTCTCAAGATAAGTCTCAAGAGATTTATTCACTGTTTTCATCGGACTACCTCCAACTTAAATGTTTTAGACTTGTTGATGTTAAGATACTGCCGTTCAATATCTATTCCGTCGTCTGCAAACATAACTTTCCAGTAATATGTATAGTCCGCTGTAACTTTTGCCGTACTTGCCGGTGCAGTTTTGAGTTTCACCGTCCCGCCGGTAACTGTATATGCGCTGCTTGCTTGTTTCACTCCGTCAATATATACCGCCACTTTTTCGATATACTCGACAGGTTCTACATAGTCGCCCATTTTCATAACGGCTTGATAAGTTCCTGCCGTAATAAGCGGCAGCTGGATTCCTTTTTCTTCGTAGTCTTCTGGGTCAAGCCATAAAAAAGGGATATGCGCGCCCTTCAGGAGCGCTACAAATCCCAGCAGCTTTCTATATTGTTCATCTGTCAAGATCTGAAATTTCGTTTCTATCGTCCAATTCGGCAAGAGTTGTGTTGTGAGTGTACGTACTTTACCGCTTCCCGATTTTTGTACTTTTGTATTCCAGTCCATCGATTTTATACTTTCCCAAGCCAATCCGTTAAGATCCTCTGGGAATTTCCTAAGTATCATCAGAACACCCCGCTATTTCCTGCAAAATTCAAATCTTCTTCAAAAAATGCTTTCCGAATTTCGTCTACGGCGCCATTACGTAAGAAATCCGCAAACGACGCGGCATCAAGAGTATTGATATCCAAATGTACTGATCTGTTTCCGCCTTTCGTGATCGTTGTTGACTCTATATTCCGGATGTCTGCAGTCTTTACCGCTCCGCCTTTTGCAAAACGCGGCATACGTCCCGAGTTGATTGCATTAAGCAGCGGTAATCCTACTTTTCGGACAGCGTCAGCATTGAGAACGTACTCGCCATTAGACAACCAAGCTGGAATACTGTCTGATGTAGCCGTCCCCGGACCGCTGATAGGTCCGCCGGTCGCAAATCCAAACATGCCAAATCCGAACCCCGACTTTGCAGACATAAGCTGCAGTGCTACAGTAGCCGCACCGACTGCTGTAGTAAATGCTGCCAAAGCGCCTGTAGCAGTAACGGTTGCTCCGACTTCTGTCGGCTTTGTGCCTGTATTAATAGCATTTTGGATGACATTGTACGCGCCCATCACCAGTCCGCCTTTTTGTGTGCTTCCGGAGAAAAGTCCCAATGCTACATTAGACGCGCTTAAATTGTTTTTGAACGCATCAAACATTGTATTCATACCGTTGTCGTATGTTCCGCCGTTACTATTATTATTTCCGCCGCCAAGCAAACTGCCGCCGAATATAGATTCTGTCAGGCGCCCTGCCCATTGTTGCGTAATCTGCTGTAGTATTGTCTCTCCGATTCCTGTTATGAGATTATACAGCGAGTCTCCGAGTGTTTCTGATCCTGTCAAAATGTTTTGGAAAAACTCCTGGAATTTATCAGTTGAGCTCTCCGCAAGTTCTGCAATCTGCGACTGCATTGACTCATGCCCCGTCTTCCATATACTCAGATACGTTTCAAGGGCTTCTGTCTGTCCTTTCCAGTTCATATAGTCTTGCCCGTCACGGCTGCTCGTTAATGCCCTAAGCAGATCTGAACGATGGTTATCTATTGCGTATTTTGCCTGTTTTTCAAATGACTCTCTATATGCATCTGTACGTTTCTTTGCAGCTTCGGCAGTCTTAGCAGTATACCATTCTTCGACAACCACCATCGCTTCTTTATCTTCTTTGTTTTTAGAAACTTCTTTTAGGCGTTCCGCTCTCTCTTTGTTGAGCGCATTAACTGTAGCTTCATATTCAGCGTCGGCAAGTGCTTTAAAGTCCCCGGTGAGCTCTGCACCTATTTGTTTCGTTTCGGTCTTGATTTTGTTCCAGCTTTCTGTCCACGTATCGGTCAGCTTCTGTTTCATGACCGTTTCGTATGTACTGAGCTGTTTTTGCAGTTGTTCTACCGCGTCTTTCGGAATACCGGCATTAGATAACTTGTTAATCTCTTCCTGCTTCTGTCTGATGTCTTCCGCCAGTTTGTTCATACCTGACATGTAGGCACCTTCGGTTTCGCTGTCTATAGATTCCTGCATCGTTGAAAACAGCCGAATTGCCTCTTCTTTCGCCTGATTTAACCGTCTCAACGCCTCGTTGGCTTTTTTACCGATTTCATCAGTTGTAAGCGTTACTGTTTTACCTCCGGTGTACTCACCTATCGACCCGTAACCAAGCGGATTACCGAACCATTGATTTGCTTCTGACATGCTGCCGCGATGCACCCCACCGGTCGAGTTTCTTGCTATATATTCACCGTTTCCGGCATAAATTCCGACATGGTCTTTCCAATCTATCATGTCGCCTTCCTGCGGTACGTATCCCGTTCCCGCTGTGTGATAGGCCGTGCCGAACTGATTTACAAGCTGATTCCCGTTAATTGAGTTCAGCCCCTGTATGCCTGCTTCCTGATACAACGCGGAAACAAAAGCGGCGCATTGCACGCGGGCATCTTCGACAAGCGGTGACATCCATTGTTCCCCTTCAGGATGCCTCGACGCTATGTTTACAACCTCTTGACCAATTGGCGCTTCTACTTGATACGTTTTCGCTTCTTTAATCGCTTTTGTATTATCTTTTGTTGCAGATGTTCCCGACTCAAAAGCGGCTTTTAACGCCTCAATTTGTGAATTTATGGCTCCCTTGTCAATGTTGGTTCCGTCACCATATTTTTCGTGAAGTTTTTTAGAGTTCTCGTTAGCGGCAGCATACTTCCTATCCCATGCCGCTTTGGCTTCATCATTTTCCTTTTGACTATAAACATTCATCCGTGTTCCATTTTCTTTTACACGGATCATCGTGTTGTCTTTTTCGCTGTAGTAGTAATCTTTACCGTTTACGTTGACATACTGTGCGTTTTCTGCCTCTCTCTTCTCTTCCTGATGGAATTCATACAGCTTATACGTTGCGGCTACAATAGCAGCAGCCACACCCAGCCATCCTCCGGCCAGTGCCCATACCGCACTTGCCGCCTGACGCAACGGACCGAGTGACCCTCTCGCTGCTGTGCTCATTCTGATACCGGTATCCACGGCGGCTTTTCCGGTCTGTTGTGTAGCAACGGTAACCGCGGTCTGTTCCGCCGCCAGCATATTGCTCGACGCACTGGCCGCCGTATTAGCCGCAACCATCTTCCCTGCTGCGGCTTTATGTGCACCGGCTACTGTATTTGCCGCGCTCGCCTGCACTGCTGCCGACTGCCGGGCCTGCATATTGATTTCCTGATACGCCGCTGTCATGCGGGCGGCTTCCACCCTTGCGGTTTCGGCAGCTTTAGCTTCTCGCATGACACAGTATTTTGAATAACTTGCTTCTTTTTCAGCGTCTGTCATCTGTGCTGTACTAAGTGTCTTCAAATATGCTTTTTCTTCTGCTATTGCCGCTTTTTCAATATTTTTTATCCGGCGTGCAATGCTTTTTTCCTGCTGTACAGTTAGCGCATCTTCTGAAACATCTCCAGTTCCAATTGACGCAAGCGATCCCATCGCCGCTCTTGCTTTTTGCAATGCCTGCAATGTCTTATACGCCACCGTAAAAGCTACCAGTGTCTTAGTCAGCGACAGTAGATTTTCTTTGTTTTCCGCTATATATTTAGCAGTTGATGACAAGCCCTCTAAAATCGGCGGCAATACTTCTTTCGCTACCGGCGCAAGTATAGCGCCACCTGCGATAGCGAGCTGTCCGAGCTGCGCCTGCACTACATCAAGCTCTACGCTTATTTCATGCATCTGCTTTGCGTCAAGCCCTAATCCTTTTATCTTTGCCGCATTTTCCGATGCTTCATTGTAATTTTGCAGTGTTTTAACAAGCGTCAGACCACGGGCGCCCAGTGTATTCATAATGAACTCCTGCGCATATCCCGCCTGTGACGCTTTTTGGTAGCCTGCCGCCAGCTGTGCGAGCTGATCGTTAAGAGGCAACAGTTTGCCATTCTGATCTGTCAAAGTAACACCTACGGCACTCAAGACGGCTCTTGTTTTTTCTGCCGCCTCTCCGCTACCTTTGATTGTTGAGTCGAGGCGCATAAATGCTTTCCCTGCAAGTTCGCTGTCACCGCCGGTTAGCTTGAGTATTCTTGAAAATTTAGCAGCTTCAGCATTAGTTATCTGCAGCCGTTGCGCGAGTTCGTATGTTCTGTTTCCCGCCTCAACGGCTCCTTTTATCAAGTTCGTCAGTCCGAATCCCGATGCGGCCAGTGCCGCCATTCCGCCGAACTTACCAATTAGCGTTTCAAGACTTCCCGTGGTTCCTTCCAGTGCAGACTGCATGTCTCTTACTGGATTAACTTTAAACGCTGTCTTGACAGTCCCCGGTACTTTATTTAATTCTTTTTGCAGTCCTGACGAATCCGCGCCAATCTTAAGCTGTAAATCAGAAATAGTAGACATTTATGCACCTCCCTCCAAATTGAATACTTTTTTCAAATATTCCATTTCTTTTTTTGCATTTTTCACTTTATCTTCTTCCGTAATCCACAACGGGTCCGCAATCTCATGCGGTTCTATCGGCTTTTTCAGCTGCGGGGACATTAGCCATGAAATGAAGTACGCCACGCGGTAATCCTGCAAGCGTCGACGTTCGTCACTCGCTTCAAGATATCTATAGAATTCAAGCGGCGTTAACCGCGGAAATTCAGACGGTTTGAAACCGATGCGGTATGCTATCGGTTCTGCATACCGCATCCAGTCTTCAAATGTCTTTATCGGCGATTCTTCTTTTTCATCGGCTCCTCTTTTTTCGGCGTCCCCTGTATAAAAAGTCCGGATTCAACCACCGCATCTACAATGTATTTTGCGAGTTCTCCGATGTTTCCGCCGTTTTCACAGTACATATCCACGAAATCATAAGCATCGAAATTCTTCGGCTGGTTTAAAAGTCCGGCCCGCAAGCCGGAAATGATAAAGTGTATTGTAGCACTCTGTACCATTCCGACTGCACCGTTAACAAGCACGGAACTTATAACTGAAAAGAGAGACGTTCCGAGATATTGCTCAAATCTCTCAAGGCTTCTTACTGTGTATAACAGCTGATACCTTGATTCTCCTATTTTGATTTCTACCGATTTACGCATAATTAGCCTCCAGTAACATCATCTGCGGCAATTTCAGAAATCGGTCCTTTTCCGTTTAACGTGGCAGCAACGGTAGCTACCCCGTCGTGGGATACGTCCTTTGTAAAATCGGAAATAGTAACCCATCCGGTCTGGCATGTCTTATCCGGGTATGCGATTTTTACATGAATCGGTATGTCGTGATGGAATGCGTATTCCATAATTGACAGTGCCGCGTCATCCATTACAAGCAAGCCTGTATAGCTGATACTCCAAGATTTCGGACCCGCGAGAGTTTCTCCCCATCCGCCGGAAGTCTTGTGAGATCCATCAATAGAATCTGCTTTGTATTCTACGGGGGAGTTTCTCTGTCCTCCGACGAGTACCCATGTCGGCTTTTTCCCCGTGGTTGTTGCCTTATCTATATACAGCAAGGTATCTTTCCCCGCCGTAGCCATAGACGTCCCCTCATATACCGGGAGTTTTTTAAGTTCTTCTGCTGATAATTTAGCCATTTTTATACCTCTTTCTTGTTAAAATTCTGAATAGTAAATAATATTGTTACTGTGCCGTGATAACCCGTGGATACTTCCGGAAAGTCCTCTACCAGATCAATTTGTGTACTATTAATCCGATATTGCGGCAGCTCCATATCGCATCCGTATGCAGATATCAATGCACATATATCGTTTAGCGTTTCATTGACTTGTTTTTTCCCATCCTCTCCTGCCCATACTTCTACATTCAAGGATGCGTCCCAGATAATCAGATCTTTATTTGACAGTGGTTTGAACGTAGCCGCACCTAAGGTGATATAAGGAAGTTTTGCACCTTTAGGAACTGAGCCGTGAATCGGTATCGTTTGACCTTCTTTCAGCAATTTAAAAACCGCCATCCTGAGAACGGTTGACGGTACGTCTCTGATAAGTCTCATTGAAATATTTTCTCCATTTCGTTTTCAATCTTGCCCCGTTCCTGCATCATTGCCGGCCGCATAAACGGACGCTTCGGCATCTTCCCTGTGCGAATAACTCCGCTTACGAATTTATCGTTTATTCGCATTGCTTTTTTGCCTTTGCGCGGATCGTTGGATGCTATACGTTCAACTGTCCCGAATTCTACGAGATGCGAATGCGGGGCGTCGCTCTTCACTATTCCCTGCGGCTTTTCTCGTTCCATTTCGGAATGGATTCCTGCTTTCAGGCTTCCGGTAGGCCCCATCGGCGCTTTTATAATAGCCGCTTTCATAACTGCTATCGTTCCTTTCGCAATGACATTCCTGATTTTCCCTTGCGTTTCCTTATCGTAGCGTTTGATGTCGTTAGCCGCTTTTTTGACTACCTCTCCTGAAAACATCTTGATATCGATTCCGCACCTGCTCATGTTTCTACCGCCTCTGTTGTTAATACGTAAACGGCAGGATCCGAACGATCTACGTCTATTACCTTATACGTCCGTCCGTTTTCTTCAACATGCCATCCTTTTTCGATTTCTCGCGGCCGTATTCTTATCCCTTGCGTTATCAAGACAGCCGTGCCGTCTCCTATAATCGCGCTTGGGGTAATACGTTGTTTCAAGAATTCCGCCCACACGGATCCGACATCTTTCCATTCGATAACGGAGCCAAATCCTACATCCTCACCGATAATAGGCTTTTTAAGCGCTATCCTGTGGCGCATCTTCCCGATATTCATACTTTACGCTCCGGTTTTCTTCGTGCGCCTGACAGTCTTTCTCGTTGTCTTTGGTTTTTCTTTTTGTGTTTCCTCCGGCTCTTCTTTCGACTCTGTGTCTTCATTTTCCGACTCTGTGTCTTCATTCTGATTGTCCGCCGGATTGTCTTCCACGTTTTCATCCTGTTCAAGTACTTCTACGTATCCGCCGGAAATGTAGGCATCTAATTCTTCCGCCGCTCCGTCGTACGTCTCGCCGACATCGACGATTGTTCCGTTTATGATAATTTTCTCCAGTGCTTTTATCAGCATGTCATTCACCTCTCGTTTCTAATTGCAGCAGTTGGGCGGTAATTGTGAACGGTAATTCTGCCCCTTGACCTACCGCATTTCTGTTTTCGTACCAGTACCCTACAATCATATGCATACAAAGGATAGACTGGGCGTCAGTCTCTTTGACTTCAACGCCCGTCCCTTGCAAAATAAACGTTTTTGCCGTATCGATGAGTGTCCGGATGACCTCGTCTTCTTGGTTCCCGTCAACTCGGAGATACGCTTTAACGCCATCCAGAATGCTCATAATATCTCCTTATGCAAGCGTCAGTTCGCCATATACGGCTGCAGCGCTGTCAAACGCTTTAACGTCAAGCCTTGTAATTGCTTTGATATCGTAAGAATCGCGAATAAATGAGTTCCCGCCGATGCCGGTGCCTTCAAGCGTAATAAGCTGCCGATCAAAGAGTACGATTGCATCCGCCAGAGACCCGACAACAACCGGAGCAACTTTCTTTGGTGATGTCACAGTCGGCAAGTACTTGTTGCTGACAACGGTAACCGGATGGGCAAACAGCAGTTTTTGCGTCGGATTGAGCGGATTCGGCTGAAGCAGGTAGCGCCCTTCGGAGTCTTTCAACTTGTCTAAGAAATTAAACCCGTCCTGATTGGTAACGATACCGGACGTCAAAGAAATCGCCGGGTCAAGATCCACATTCAGAATATCTTTCAAGCTGTCTACATTAGCAACGGGCTTCTTTGCCAGTGTTTTCATGATTGCGATGATCAGGCTATTTCTTGTGACCACATCTTTCTTAGCAAACCACGCACTCACATAAGAAATGAGATTCTGGTCTGTGTCAGACAACATCTCTTTTGAAATCGGAAGAATGCCTGCATATTTTTTGATCGCGTATGCGATTTTTTCAAATTTCGGACCGTCGATTTCTTTGATTGTTGCCATTTCATCAACGCTTTCAAGCGGCGTCATTTCTGCCCATTTTTCCATAACGCGGGAGCCGGTCATAGTAGTTGTAGGCGTAATCGTGACAAGCTGGTCCAGCGGATTCAGCGCTCTCTTAAGTTCGTTGATTTTAGTTGAGATGTCCTGCGGAACGATAAGCCCGCCGTCGGCGTCAACTCCCGCTTTCATGCCCGCCCTGGCTTCTTTCAACACTTCGGCTTCCGCGTCCGTCGGCATCTGGCGCTTAATCTCTTTCACAAGCCCGCTGAACATAAGATCTCTTTTTTCTTCGTCGGTGATTTCAGCCGCGCGTGCCGCCGGGGGAACTGTCGCCGGAACATCTGCCAGCGTCTGCTCAATCTCCAGCTGCCGCTTGAGTTCTCTCAGTTCAGCTGTTTTACTTTCCGCTTCGTCAAGTTTTTTATCTGCCATTAACGTACGGATCTCTTCTGTTACTTTTGCCATTTTCTGGCGCAATTCTCTTTCTTTTTCTGTCATTTCTTCTTCCTCCATTTAAAAAGCCGCCGTTCGGCGGCAATTATTGATTTAACAATTCCAGCTCTATATCGAGCTTCCTTTTTCTGATGTTTTCCTGCTCTTCTTTTAAAGAATTAACATACGCTTCTTTCGATTCCTGCATCGACCGCTGTACGGCCTGCGCTTCGGTGTCCGGGTATGCCGGTGTTGTGACGATTGACACATCCCATAGCCTTTCGATATGCTTGACTGCCCGATGGTACATGTCTTTCTCGCTTTCATATGACCAGTCGGCGCCGCTTTCCGCCAACGTGAATGCAAAAGAACACTGATTGACAACGCCAGCTGCCATATTCGTCATTAAATCCTTAGCATACGCCGTATCGGTCGGAATCAAGCTGAACCGCAGCCCGGTATCGTCTACCGACAGACTTAGATGCCCGGGTCCCTCGCGGACGGTATTTCTCGCCAGCGGATAGTTCGGATCGTGATTAATCAGCGCTACAACGTTAGACATGTCCGTTTTATCCAGACACCCGCGCTCTAAGATCTCATCAACGCCTCCGAAGTCTTCTGACCGTTTTCCGAACTTGAGGGCATACCCCTCTAAAATGACAGTTTTACCGTCTTCCAGAGTCCGAATTTCAAACTGCGTCTGATTGATTCTTCTTTCCCTTTTCCCCATTATCATCACCTCCTTTCAGCGTTCCGTTCTGCGCTTTCGCAAGTTGTAAATCTTTCAGAACGGTAATATCTGTATAATTCAGCGATGCAAGATGAATATCACCAACGTCGCCTATACATTCCATTTCTTCCATGTCACGGATCTCATTAAGCGTGTAAATGCCAGCATAGAGCATGTCCTTGTAGTATTCAGCTCTTGCCTTACTGTCGCCTCTAAGCTCAGCGGCGGCGTTGAATTTCACATAATAGTTTTCTCTTTCCGGTTCGGTGAACAGTTTATAGTTAATTTCCTGCTCCCATGACGTAAATATCGGAAGAAGCGTTGTTTTTATGTAGTCAAGGCTCATTGCTTCGGCGTTAGCATACGTCGCGCGGTCCAGCTGTGCCAGTTTATGCGGCGGTATTCTGTACACCTTTGCAACTTCGTTAATCCCGAATTTCTGTGTTTCAATGAACTGCGCCTGATCAAGCTGCATGCCAAGTGACTTATACTCCATCCCTAAATCCAGAACGGCTACTCGTCCGGCGTTATCTATCCCACCGTTGATTTTTTCCCATTCCTGACGGAGTTTCTTTTTTGCTTCCGGATTGATTTTTGATGCCGCCTGCAGTACGCCATGCGTCAGTGTGCCATTTTTGTAAAACTGGCTTTGAAATTTCTTGATTGCATTCTGGCTGTCCAGCTCGTCAATCAATGTCCGCCATTTCGGCACTCCGATAAGTCCGTCTTTTGACATTTCATAGAAATGCAAAACGTCATGCGGCTGCAGATTGTACATCGCGCCTTTTACATCGCTTGTCGTATATGTCAGCGCTCCAGTAACCACGTTTAATCGGATCGTCGTTTTAGTCGGGTCAAGCGGCCACAGTGATTTCGGATATCCGTCAGTCCCCCATTCAATATACGCAATAGCGTTTCCGTAAAACCCCATGTGATATTGCAATGTCCGTTTGAACGCAAGCGGTGTCATGAGCGGGTTCGGCCGTTTGTACAGCAGTTTAGCGACCGGGTGTTTCATTCCCTCTGTCTTTTTCCCGCCGGTCCTGAACGTGTGTATCGGCAGTTTACCAATGTCATCAGCTAAAATGTTGACACACGTATAGATGTTACTGTTTTTACTTGCCGTTGCTGCCGTTACGCCGTCGCCGTTAATAGCGGATATGAGCCAATCCGCGGGGCTAAGCAGTGTACCTGAATCCGTCGGGTTTGAAAAAAGCTGTCTTAAAAGCATTATTTATCACCGCCTTTCTGCGCTTTGGCGAAGATAAACGCCAAAAGCAGGCACTCTATAGCCGCGGTGTATACCGCGACTACGGGAGATATCAATACGCCGCCGGCAATCATCAGAATGCACCCGACGAACAGAAAAATATCATCAATCACGTACAGTATCTTTTTCACATGTCCTCCTTATAAGCTGAAATCGTCACTCAAAATATAGTCACTCATATCATCTTCTTCCGTAATCCGCGCACGCGTAAATGCATTGATGACAGATGCTATCGGGTCAATTCTGTTTGTTGATTTTTCTTTATCAAGCATGATGTTTTCATTTTGATCTTTTTTTGTTACTGCGTTACTGATTGACCAGTCAAGCAATGGATTTTCAAAATGCAGAATATTTCCTTGGTACGCATTTTCTCTAAATGATTTTGTCGGTTCTGACAGCGTCATCATGCCCTGCCGGACTTCTACACACGTATATTCCATTTTTTCAAGTTCCTGCGCATAGTAAGTCGCATTATATGGGTCATAGCAGATTTCTTTGATGTTCAGCCCTAACTCTTCTGCTGTTTCTATCATCCATTTCGTCATGTAGCGATAATCGACTACCTCTCCTGGATTGATTGTCAGCCAGCCGCCGCGGGCATAGTAATCATACGGCACTCTGTCTGTTTTTATTTTTCGCTGCAGCGTTTCTTCCGGAATGAAGCTGTGACCGATCACGATGTACTTCGTCCCGCCATCCTCTTTGGCCGGAACAACCAGTCCGATTGACGTCAAATCGACTTTGCTTGATAAGTCCATCCCGACATATGCGTCCAGTCCGTACAAGTCGTAACTTTCTATCCGTCCTCTTGTGTTCCATTTCCCCATATCCATATAGGATGTTCCAGATTGCTGGTTCCATATGTTCATGTTTTTTGTGAGAAATGATGACATTTTTTCCGGTGTCTCAATCGCCACTTTCAGTGCACTCCTTATATTTGCTATACCTTCCGGATACGTTGCTACGATCGGATTTGCTTTTATCCAGCATTTTTCATTTTTAACATCGTCAATCAGGTTTCCATCCTTATCTTTATCCAGTTCATTAACCATACAGAAATAATCCGGTACGTCATAATCGACGTCCGGATTGAGGATCTTTTCTACCAATGGATATTCTACTCTGTAGCATGGTCCTCCGAAGTTCGTCCCTGCTGTAGTGATAATAAACAATAGCGGCTGTTTTCTTGCCATCATGCCCGTGTCGATAACATCTAATATTTCCGATGTCGGATGTGCGTGATACTCGTCAATCAGCCCACATTGCGGATTGAGACCGTCTCCGGTCTTTCCGTCATCTTTTGACAGCGCCCGAATGATAGAGTCGCTTTTCAAATGCCGAATGGTACCATAGCTTTCTTTCCACTTTCCTTTCATTTCCGGCCATCGTCTGAGCATCGCTAGAATTTCATTGTAGATGATTTTTGACTGTATACTTTTCGTTGCTCCGATGTAGACTTCTGACATTTGCTCTCCCATGGCCATCATTTCATAGTCGCCGACTATGGCGAGTGATTGTGATTTTGCATTTTTTCTTCCAACCTGCCAATATGCTTTTTTAAAACGCCGAAGTCCTGTGTCTTTATGTATCCATCCGTAAATATTTCCGAAAATGAACCGCCGGATAGGTTCAAAAATAATAGGCTGTCCGGCTAAAATCCCTTTTGTGTGCTTATGCATGGCCGCCCACGCAAAGAATCGTTCCGCTCTTTCTTCGTCGAAAACATACGGAAAATTCTTTGTGCCCTCTTTTTCCACGTCCTGCAAAAAACGCATACACGCCCATCTGTGTTTTTGGCATATATGCGTTTTATCTTTTATGCATTTCTTGCTGTACCTGGTCAGCTCTTGTTTCAGCGTCATACATCAAAACCCCTTTTACTTAGCGGGTCTTCCTCTTTCTTTTCAGGCTCTTTCGGTACATTTTTTACTTTTGCAAGCGGCGAAAGGAATAGTCTGTCTTCCATCTGTACAAGTGCTGACATTTTCGCATTGATGGCTTTGTCCATTGCCATGATGCCGCCGGTAGATAAAATGTACTCTATCTTCTCGTAAAGCTTGGCGGCCTTGCGTTGACTGTACTCTACTTCAAGAATTTCCTGCGTTGCAGTTGTTTCTTCACCGGTTAATTCTATTCGGGCGATCATGTCTCGGCGTTCTATTAAATCTATATACTGCGCAAACGCCATGCAGTACCTTGCAATCACTCCGATGTCTGCCGATGAAACGAATTTGAAACCGGTGTAAAGTTTCTTGATTTCTTTCCATTTTTTATACGCTTCTTTGTTCGTTTTTACATAAGCCGGGCATACTAATTTCTGCTCACCCAGATGTATTTCTGATTTTTTTCTGTGTGCAATTTCCGCTTTCGTCAGGTGACTCGGATTGCCTGAAACTATATGCAAATCAATAGGTTTTGCTGGACGCCCGGACATGTTATCCCTCCTTTCTTTTTAATGTTGCCATTTACTCATACTTGACAAATCAACACATGAGTTTAATGTAATGTCCATTTCCCGAACTTTTTTTACAAAAGAGGAGGCGCACGGTACTGTCGCATCCGGTTAAAACATTTTTGCCCCGGGGGTAGTCTGTCAAGCTTTAATTCTATTTCCGAATCCGCCGTTTTCTCTCGCCGTTTTCTTGTCGTGACATCTCTTGTTCATCGCCTGCCAGTTGCTTTCATCCCAAAATAGTTTTTGATTACCTCGATGAGGCATAATATGGTCAACTACATTAGCCGGCAGCGGATGCCCTGATGCTTTGCACTCCGGGCACTCACAAAACGGATGCTGCGCTAAAAAAGCCTTTCGCGCTTTAGTCCATTTATAGTTATACCCCCGTTTTGACGGTGACTCCCGTTCAAGCCCTTTCGGACTTCTTATGTGCAATTGTTTATGTTTATCGCAATAGGTTTCTCTCGTTAATGCGTGGCACCCCGGATGTCCACATTCGCGCAATGCTTTTTTCATATCTCTCCTGTCAAGCAGTCAGTCCCGCTGGAAATTATAGTAAATGCAAAAGCCGCCCATTTCTGAGCGGCTACATGGCTTTGCAGTTCTTCTATTCAATTTTCGCATCTTAATCTTATCACACCCGGCTCTGTCTTTTTTGGTCTTTTTGGCTTTTTTGGCATTTTTTTATTATATTTTGATTAAATCTTTCCATAAACCCGCTCCATTCCCGCACGTGTCACCAACCAGATATGCCCTGACTTGCGGCACTCTTCACTTGTAAACCGTGGCGGATACCCTCTTTGACCGGAACACGCCTTCTTAATTGCCACCACTGAAACTTTCCATCGCTCTGCAGCTTCTGTCGTTGTCATCACCTCATCAATTACTTTGACACTCTCCATCCGATATATCCTCCGATAACTAAGCCGCTTACTAAGCACTCAATACCATACCTATCCAAACCGATGAAATATAATCCTGCAATAGCAGATATGGCAAATAAAACATCATACGTTTTCATATTCTTAACCTCCTGTGATATAATACAGGTAGTAGAGGGCTTTCGCCCTCCTACCCGTCGCTCTCTTATCGGTTTCGTTTTCGGCGCTTCCGATTTGAGGGCTTTTGCTTTGTGGCTTGTACCGCCCAGATTTGGACGATTACATTAATCACGATTGCGATTAGCCACTGCCAGTCTTGCTTTTCTATCATTCTCACCTCCTTTCTGTATATATTATATATCTTTTTCGGTATACTGTCAAGTGTTTTCATAAGTTTTTATTGAAAAAATCCACCTTTCCGATGGATTTCTTTTTTTATTTGTTGTCAGTATGTATCTTTCTTTTCAGTCTTTGAAATATTATCTCAAAGTTTGCTTCTGCCGCTTCTTTTGTTTTTGTTATATTATTCCTGCTTATCCGGATTATTCTTGATATTGCTCTATATGACCTGTGATTTAAATACCATTCCCTTAGTATTGTTTTCTCGTCATCGTTTTTTATCATGTTTATCAGTCTTCGTGCTTTTATCCTCATTATGATGAGTTCTGCATGTTCTTGCACAACCATTTCTTTGTATTTTTCTACGAGTATTACTCTGTCTGATAGGTCGGGCTGTATTCCGCCGGAAACCTTGTCTTTTTCATATCTCTGCCCTTTTATTTGATAAATATGTGCTTTACATTCCGCAAGCTCCCTCTGCACCGATAAGTACCGCCGATGTTGATTATATATAGACTGTAGATATTCCCGTCCAGTTTTAAAGTCTTTTATCATTTTTCCCTCTTGTTTATTTTTTTAATTTAAATGTTTTCTGGTTTTGAATGGTTTCGGTTTCTTTTTAAACTCATAATCTTCAAAATATGTTACAAGATCCCCCCACAATAGCGACCTCATCCATTCTTCTTCTATTTTTTCAAAAAGAACTCCACCTTTACAAAATTTAAATGTACCATGTCTACATAAGCCACATTGAGCTTCAAATTCTTCGTTTTCTGCAACTCCAATTCTATCCATCAGCAGTTTCATTACTTTTTCTTTTAGTGTTTTCATGCTTTCACCTGCTCCACATCTTCAACTAAAAATGCATTGATATTTAAACCGTGTTTATCAATCCAGCTCTGAATAACATTATTGACTGCGCATTCAAGTTTTTCTTTCTCATCATTATCGACCCCCTCAAGAAAACCCTCTGCATATTCCCCATAAATCGTATATGCCCTATCCGTTAAATCTTGAATGATATCATCTGCATACACCTTTGGACACGGACTTGCTATCCGACCGACAAAGAAGCATATAACATCATCGTCAATATCATCATGAAAAACCTCTGAATAACTTGCATAAGATTCTATATTATACGGTTCAGCATTCATGAGTTCTTCCCGCCCCGCTTTTATCGCTTCTTCTTTACTCGGATATGTATCGTCACAATTAAAATGATCTTCATAGAGTCCTATTACCCATTCTTCCTTGATTTTCTCCTCATTTTCTTTGTACATGTCATGTCTCCTCCTTAATGTCTTCAATTACCTTACTCATTACATAGTCAGCACATGGCTGTGCCATTCCATTTCCGATTGCTCTGTATCTTGCTGTATCACTCCCGCCCTTTGTCCAGTTGTCCGGAAGTCCCTGTAGTCTTTCACATTCAAACGGCGTAAGACGTCGGACGTAATTCTTAATTATGATCGGGTTTTGATAATTAAGACTATATCCTCCCTGGTTTTTTGCCTGTAATGTCATTGATATTTGCGAAAGTCTGCTGTTTCTACAGTCAATCGCATAAACAACCGCTAATCTTGTGGATGGTTTTAATGTAGATGTTTTGTCCTCATATACCGGCATGTTATTTTTTACACTTGCGTCTCTATTGAATGTGTATATGAGCGGCACTTGATTTCCGCCGGTTTCCATCCTGTTATTGAGCGTCTGCACTGTTCCGTCATTTCTTTCTCTTATGACGTCTTGCGCGTGTGTCATATCAAGGACGCTTATACAGATGCCGCCTTGGTTTCTTGCTGGATTACTTCCGCTTAGATCTAACGTGTTACTTTTGTCTACTTCTTTTATGCCCGCTGTCGGATTGTTGCTTTTCATTCCTTCGCTTTCGTATGATCCGATTCTGTATGTTTTGACAAGCACACATCTCTGGTCATGCATGCAGTTCAGCGCCCCTGCTTTTTCGCTCATTCTTATTGAATTTATTTGTCCGTTTCCGATATCATAGACTGATGTTTCAGTATTTGGTACAGCAGTTTGGGTAAGCGTTTCTTTCTTGCTTTGGCTCTCCGCAGGATTCCTTGACATGCCTTCGGACTCAAATAGTATTTCCGGTCTACCCCCCCTATTTCCAAAACACGCAATAAGGAAGATTCTCTCTCGATGCTGGGGGACGCCCCAATATTGAGCGTCAAGGACGCGCCATGCGATGTGACATCTTTTGCTTCGTACCATTCCGCTTCTTGCCCATCGTCCAGATTGAGGCATTGGAATATCGGCTTGTGTGATTTCGCTAAGCACTGCCTGAAAGTCACGCCCTTTATTGCTTGAAAATGCTCCAAGTACGTTTTCCCAGATAAAGTATTTTGGGTATTTTCCGCTTGTGGCATTGAGCATATCGGAAACAATGTCATTTGCCGTTCTAAACAGTCCGCTTCGTTCACCTTTTAATCCCTCTCTTTTCCCCGCTACTGACAGGTCCTGGCACGGACTGCCCGCACAGATAATGTCCACGGGTGGTATTTTGTCACCTTTTATTTTTCTGATGTCGCCTAATTGCATGACGTTCGGAAAGTGTTTTTTAGTGACTTCTACGCAGAATGGTTCTATTTCCGATGACCACACGGGAACAGCCCCGTTTCGTTCTGCCGCTATACACCATCCGCCGATTCCGTCAAATAGGCTTCCCACTGTTATCTGCATTTTTCGTACTCTATTTGATAAAAAAAATCATCAATAATCACTACTATTTCTCTGTTTGACACGTCAAAATCTTCATGCATCTTATGTAGTAATGCATAGGCGGCACTTTTTATTTCATCTTTACCGATTCCGTTGACGTTAATGTGCGTTCCTTTTTCGTTAAAAGTTATCTCTATCTTTTTCATTTTTTCCTCTTTTTCATGTAGCTCTATTTCCCTGTACTTCCTATCCCGCCGGTCCTATCACCATCAGCACTGTCATCATCCACCTTGTAATATTGATGGAATATTCCTTGTGCGATTCTGTCTCCTTTTTTTACTGTATAAGGCATTCCTGATACATTTCTAATTGGCAACATGAGATGCCCTTCGTTGTCCGGATTGTTGTAGTAGTCTGAATCAATTACCGCTACACTGTTTGCCAAAATAATTCCATACTTAACCGCAATGCTTGATCTTATATAGATTCCCAGCCATTCATTTTCATCCATATATGCTTTTATCCCCGTTGGAATCAATTTTGTTTCGCCGGGTGTGATTACATCATCAACGGCACTTTCAATGTCATACCCCGCTGATTGCTTTGTCTTTCTCTGTGGCAAGTTTACATATTCATATCCGCTTACTTTTTCAAAACCTCTTCTCATTTCAGTTTCCTTTCTTCATAAATCCGCTCTTCTTCATCTCGCAGTTTTTTCGCCGCTTCGTCGAGTTTAATTGCGGCATACATTATCATGCTGATAAATATCACTACACTCGCTACGTCAATTAATCTATCCATTTCGTCCTCCTTTAAAACGGGATTTCATCTTGTTCATATTCTGGCTGATTATATCCCGGCTCTTTGCTCACAGTGCCCATGTCTTCAAATTTCACTGGTGCGGAAAATTGCGTTACAGATGTTCCGCCGGAAAAGCCTGCATTCATTGATTGTTGATTACTTCCAATCGGTTTTGCAATTACATTCGCTACTACTTCGGTAATATATCTTCTCTGTCCGTCTGGCGTGTCATATGATCTTGTAGAGTACCGCCCTTCGATAAATACATAGCTTCCTTTTGTGAGTTCATTTCCCACAGCTTCCGCCAGTTTTCCCCATGCTGTTACATTGACCCAATCTGTTAAATCTAACGTTTCCCCGTTCGCTTTTGTAATTTTCTTACTTACGCCTACGGAAAATGACGCTACGGCTTTCCCTGTCTTTGTTGCTCTTATAATTGGATCTTTAGCAAGATTCCCTGTGATTTGTACTGTGTTCATCTTCTTACCTCTCTATGTATACTTCCGCATTCCTGCGTCCGAACTCTATCGCTTCATCGTATGAGTTTTTAAATATATCTATGCCTTCCATGCCGCCCCGGTCTTCCACTGTGTACCAGTGTCCGTATATCTGTACTTGTGTTCCGAACGGCAGCCAGTTACATGCTATTGTTCTTCCTTCCGTCGGAATGGTCCCCGATGCAGTATGTTCGTTTGGGCATTCATAAGGCGTATATACTGTGAGTTCTGTCGTTACCCATTCCGCTTTTATAATTCCTGTTAGCCCGCATATAAATACCGCCGAAAATAAAACAATCCATAAATTTCTAAACATTGTTATGCTCCTTTCTTTTTTAGCTTTCTGATTTCAACATCTCCAATGAGGATCTTTTCTATTAGCGTTCCGTTGGCTTTTGTCCAGTTCTTCCCAACCATTACCATTAAGCCTTTCCGCTCGTCTATGCAGAAGTGTTTTGATACTCTCTTCTCCGCTGGAAATAATATGCCGAATTCTTCTCCAGGCTTGATACCGAATATGTCTGTAAATGGTTTGATGTAGTTCATTCTTCTGCCTCGTCTATTCTGTTAATTTCATGTATAAGCAGTGCCGCCGCTCTTTTCAGATTTGTTTTCCGTGATTTTACTCCGCGTATTTTCTTTCCGTGGATGATGGTTGTACCGCCGATCAGGTACGCCGCCATAGCGTTAAACAGTTCTGTATTGCTATATGGTTCCGCCGGAAATCCTCGGGATATTTTCAGTATTTCTTCTGTGTCTGTCATTGAATGCCTCCTATATCTTTTATGTACTGTTCATATCCGTTTTTTATTCTTTTAAATTCAATGGCCATCATGATTTCTTGCGGACCATCTTCATATACTTTCTTAATTGCTGCTTTTATGATGACTATCGGACTGGTAATCAGTGTTATCAGTGACGCCAATATTACTACACCGGCTATGGTTACCATGGCGGTAATTGCTCTTCCCGCTCTGCACGGGATCATACCGTATACAAGCTTCTGCCATTTCCTATAACCTTTATATGCATTGATATAATCTATTTCGTTCATTTATACCTCCATGAAATCAAAGAGTGTTGGTGTTTCCTGGTTGTCTTCTTCCCGCTTGAGATACCAGCATCCGTCACGGTAGTATTCCGGATTGAGTTCTATTCCTATGCCTTTCCGCCCTGCTTTCATGGCTTCCAGCGGTACTGTCATCAGTCCGCCGAAGGGGTCAAGCACGGTTTCTCCTTCGTTTGTGTACCGGTTAATCAGTCTGTCTACTATGTCAAACTGGAGAGGGCAGAGGTGCATTTGTTTTCTCCTTTGTGATTGTTCTGTGTTGAGTGTTCTCATACGGTTTACATCGTCCCACACGTCAGGAGACCAGCTTGCGGGATCTATGCACATAAATGTGGCGGGCAGTTTGTTTTTTTCGTCCATCGCATTGGCCAGCTCTACATGTTTATCAAAGTCATACACGGTTTCTTTACTGTATTTGTTGTACAGTTTGCGTATATCCGATATTGGCATGTCTTTCAGGTCGTCAACGGACAATTGCCTGTTTCCGCTGCTTCTCCAGAATGCATGAGCGTCTAATTGCCATTGCCCGCGGGTATATTCTTCTTTACTCTTTGTGACAGGTGTATCTGCATAGGCTCTTGATGTATCCGTAGGGAGCTTTCTGAACAGCAGGATGTATTCCGGGCAGCCCACTCCCATTTTTGTGCCGTCCTTGCACTGTTCGGTCCATCCAAGACGGTATGTCTGATTGTTCTCCCTGACCACGTCTGTTATGACGGTTATCATGCCGAAGAATTGGAAGCCGTGTTTCATGTAATGCATGATGGTCAATGCATGGAACGGTTCAATCGTCGGCATGCCTGTTCCCGTTGCGTTCCCGAATAGTACACGGTCTTTCACGTGGCATGCATATACTCTTCCTGGCCTCAAAATTCTAAGCAAATTCGGCGTTAAATAATCCATTTGCTCAAAAAATTTGTCTGTATTTTCGTTATGCCCGAAATCGTTATAGCTTGCACAGTATTCATAGTGATTTCCAAACGGAATTGATGTAAGAAGCATGTCCACTGAGTTATCTTGCATTTTCCCCGTTTCTTCAACACAGTCGCCATGTATCGCGATGTAGTTTTTCCCTTTTGTTATGACTTCTTCCACGCCTATACTCCTTTGCATTTCAATGATGGCATCGTTTCGTGACAGTCCATATTTCCTGACTATTTCTTCCATGCTTTCCGTGAGTTTGTTATATTGCTCCCATTTCTTTTTCAGTACTTCCAGCACCTGCTGTTCTGTTTCCATGTATATGATGTCTATGATGACAGGTTTTGTTTGCAGGAAGCGGTAACACCTGTGTATTGCCTGAATGAAGTCATTAAATTCATAGTCAATTCCCATGAATATCTGTCTATGACAATGTTTTTGGAAGTTACACCCGCTTCCTGAAAGCTCTTTTTTTGTTGCCAGAATGCGGAAATCTCCACGTGAGAATCCTATGGTGTTTTTCTCCCGTTCTTCCATATCCTGTGAGCCGTAGATAAATTTAGCTTCTGGGATTGCATTTTTGATGGCATGCCGCTCGCTCTCCAGATCGTGCCAGACGATGAAATGCTCCGCCGGTGATTGGTCTATAATCTTTCTGGTCTCTGCCAGCCGAATATCGATGCTCTCTCTTTTCTCTTTGGCCGCTGCCGAAAGACCCACGGCAAAGTCTTTTATAAGTTTGACCTGACCGTTCTTTTCTTCTTCGTTTACAGGTTTGGTGTTTGCCAACATGTGGTAATTCACTTGCAGCGGCGGAAGGTTATATCCTTCGTCGCTATACCCCAGATCAGAGGGCTTTTGGATAAACAGTGCCCAGGTAGACAGCCACAGCCAGAATTCTTTTTCTTTATGCGGATAGAGAGTAAGGTTATTTGCTTTTGTACTGTCCCGCTGAAAGAAACGTGTCAATGCTTGTCCCGTATCCATGATTTCTAAATATCCACCATAGTGAATTAATTCTTTATATCTGTTTGGTGCGGGTGTAGCCGTGGCAACAAGTTTGTATTTCACGCCTTTGAATTTTGGCAGAAATGTCTGGTATGTTTTGCTACCGAAGCTTCTTAAAACGGACGCTTCATCTAAGCTGCAGGCTGTGAAGTAATGGGGATCTATATCTCCGTCGCGGATTCTTTCGTAGTTTGTAATCAGAATTCTATTGTCTGCGGCTTTGACTTCTTCCATATTTCTTACATATGTCGGAGCGGGGATATTGAGCAGATGAACCGCGTCTTCCGCAAATTCCTGCTTGACGCCTAGCGGGCAGACAATCAATGCTTTTCCTCCTATTTTCTCGATGAGTACACGGCACCATTCCAGCTGCTGAATACTTTTCCCCAGCCCGAATGCTTCAAACAATGCCCTGCGCCCGCCCTTGAGCGCCCACAAAACAGCATCTCTCTGATGCGGTTTCAATGCGTGACTGATATCCGTCGGACTGACTTCTATTCCTGAGATAGGTGCTTTTATCACTTTGTCTTTCAAAAATTCCATGTATGTTTTCATGTTCTTCTCCTCGGCTTGTCTCTTGCCTGTTTCACAGTACATTCTTTTTTCTTCTTCGGTACTCTTGACTGTGTAATCGGCCATACGTTCCTTTCGTTTACTTTGTACATTCTGTAAAACTGATAAGGAAATCCGTCTGCTGTGTAGCCGCTTTCTACTTTGACTATCTGGTATCCCTTTTTCGGTGCCGGATTGTTTTTCCATTTCCTGGCGTAGATTGTTACCTTTTTCACGTTTGGCTGCTTCAGATTTTTAGATGGTACCCACCGGATTTTCTGTACGGCATTTTCATTTCGGATTTCTTCATCGGTTTCTTTTACAAAATATTCCGCAAGTCTCATGCAGTCTTCTGGGCTCCCGTCAAAGTACCGAAATGATCTGTAATTGAATTTTGCCCACGGCCAGCATTCATTGATTTCTGATCTTGATATTCCGCGGTCATTAATCAAGATGTGATGATGTACTCGATGGCGGACATGTTCTGTGACGTAGATGTATTTCAGTTCCGCATTTTTCTTTTTATATTTTTTGCGAAGGTCTCTGATAAATTTTCTTATTCTGTTTTTTGCTTCTTCTGCTGGCGGCTCCGGATTTGCATATGTCAAGTCAATACGCAAATCATCTCTTTTAAAATTCGTTGCTATGAGCCGGTAGAGTTTTGTTTTCGCCCGGCGGGAGTTTCTTTTCTTGAGTCCATCATCTGTTTTTTGAATATTTGGACCTCTGACTCTGTTACCCCCTAATCGATATGTGTGATATTTTTTCACTTCATAAATTCCGGGGGCTTGAAATATTTCTTTTCGGTACGGCACTTTTTTAAATTCCTGTTCCAAGAATTAACTACTATATCAAGTCCTCAAAAGGGGCTGAACTCCCCTTTTTTCTTGACATTTTGTGCCGTTTCACTTATAATTTATGTAGTGATTTGGTGCTACGGCACTTCCGCTCAGGATTCTTCCCTGGGCGGTTTTATTTTTCTTCTTTTTCGTTGTTTTCTTCTTCTGGTTCTTCTGTCTTTTCCCGGTATATGCATCTCTGCATAAAGTCCAGGTAATGTTCGCATTTTCTGCAGTGTTCCTGACATATATTGGCTTTTTCTTTTCTGCAGCATACGGTCTGGAATACTTTTGCTTTGCATACACGGCATTTCCTGTTGCGGTAAACTTCTACCGTTTCCCCGCCTGCTAATTTCATAACTGCCACTCTATGCTCACCCTTTCTTTTCTGTCTCCGTTTTGGACGATCCAATGCCCGCGTGGATTTTTTATTATCTTGAATTTTCGTCCGCTGGATGATGTATATGTATTGTTTTCATCTATAAAAAATACCGGCATTTCTTTCTGTGGTATCAGCCGTTCTTTATCCGGTGTTTCTTCTATCAGCCAGCCGATAGAAGACTTTCGGACGTTATCCCACAAAAGATATATGTCAGTACTTCGCCCATTTGGGTTTTTTCGGAATACATCCTGCTCTTTTCTTTTTGATTCTTCGTTCTTCTTCCGTTTTATAAAGTTCCTGCAGTTCCATTTCATGTTCTTTTCTCCATTCTTTAACCGCATGACAGTTAAGATATGTTTTGATTTGTTCATCCATGTATTGTTTTCTCGTGCCGGAGAGTCCGTGTGCTTTGAAACGGTGCGTTTCGTATGACAGATGGATAAGATTATCCTCTTTGTCCGGTCCCCCGCTGCCCGCGTGTTTCGCATGGTGGACTTCCCCGCGTGACGGCGGCCACTCTCCGATAATAGACTGATACGTTTCCGCCAGCTCCTCGTCTCTTTGTTTGACAAGCCGGCATAGTTTTCGGAATGCCGCTTCCGGTAGTTTGAATCTCACTTTTTTCTCCTTTTCTTTGAATATCTCCATGTCTCATCGGCTCTATAAACGTAGAATGAACAATCCCGATGGACAGGAACCATGTTTCCTTTTCCGTCTTTCGTCCACATCACATATTCGGCGGGAATTGCTTTCTTGCATTCGTGGCATATCAGTCTACGCTGCATATTTCCCCCGTCGGTTTCATTTCATATATCTGCATATCCATTACATATGCAGCGGCATATTCCTGATTGCAACCTCGGCTTTCTCTCCAGTTTCCGCAGAGTATAAGCGCGTTGCATCGTTGCAGCACTTCTAAGCAGTCTTTCATCGGCTTATGCTGATGATCTTTGTCATATGGTGCATATCCCCAGTTGTGCAATGGGGAAAACAATGTTTTTTCTGGGTATTTCGCTTGCAACATTTTTAAATATGTCTGTACTCTTTCTTTATTCGTCTCATCACCGCCGTACGGGTGGGCAATGTAGAGTAACTGACCTTCTATATATTCTCTTTTTTCCATTCCTAATCTCCTTTCTCCATTCGTACAAGAATGCACTTTTCCATCGTATCAATAACTCTTTTTCTGACTTCCGGATCACGGCTGCTCATCATTCCTATCAGTTCCGGCGGACACTGGTCGCGGTATAGCTCGTTAATCGCAACGGCAACTGCTAATGAAAAGAATTTATCGTCGAAGCCTTTTACTGCGATATCGTATTGTTTCAGCTCGTTATCTGCTTGTATCTTCAGCTCGTACATTCGGGATTTCCCTCACTTTGACAACGATTTCTTGTCCGGGCTGTAATGTTCCCGGGTCTTTGATATTGTTTTCTTTCGCGGTTCTCCAGACTAACTCTTGGAGATTTTCCCGCCCGCCGGAAACGCGGTCACATACATCCCATAATGTTTCGCCTTTTGAAATGTTCACCGCGTATGAGATTGACGGTGGCTCTGGCTGTACTGCATACCCAGCGATACCGACGATAATCATGAATGCGGTTATAAATTTAAGCATGATAATTTCTCCGCAACCGCAATAATCATTGTCACGAAAACCGCCAGCCATAAATAATTCATCATTTTATCTACCATTTTTACGCCCTCATCTTTCTAACTTCCGCCTGGAAATCATATCCGCTTTGTTTCATCTTCCGTTTCTGCGCATTCTCTTCCATTTTTCTCCGGATAGCCGATTCCGCATCTTCAGGATCAAACAGATACGCTTTCCCCGATGGAATGAACGGTATCTCTCCTATCCTGCATAGCATCCGTATCGTTGTAACCGGATATCCGGTTGCCTTGCAGAAATCTTTTGTATTAGTAAGCATATTTATCGACTCTCATCCTCTCTGATTTTTTATTCACTCCCTTTTTGCTATACTGTGAGCAGAAAGGAGCAAAATAATATGGATATAAAAATTGATGCATCTAAAGTTTTGAATGCCACTGGGGAAATTATCCCTAACACAATGAATGCACTTGATCATGTTTGCGGGAGTTTGATCAAAATTGGTGGATTCCCTATTTTGTATGGCAGGGAATATATCGACTATTGCTTAGAAAAGACCCATAAGAAACTGGCAAAGAAACTTGATTCCATTCCTGAAGATAAGCTCAAATCACCCGCACCATATATGGTGCTTCCGCTAATGCAAGACATGTTTACCTATTCCGCGCCAAACTGTGAGTATCTACACAATATGTTTGTTAATCTGCTGGCGTCATCCATGAATACAGACATGGACCATGCTGTTCACCCGGTTTTTGTTAATATCATCAAGAGCTTAAGTCCAATAGATGCTAAAGCTTTATCATCAGATCTCTTCAACAAAAATCTTGATTTCCGTATTTATGAAGTGCGTATACAAAAGAACTTTGACCTTACGCACAATGGCAATTTACCGGATATATTGCAACTAAGCGGAATAGGATTTTCACTTAGTAACAAATTAGTCCTTATAGAAAACCTTTTAGATTTAATTGGTTACGATACGCTAAACCAAATTAGCGCGGTAGTGGACAATCTTTCTATGCAGGGAATAATCTCTATCAATCAATCCATGTGTTTCACTGATCCTCATGCATATGATTCAGATATTCCAATTCTTCAAGAATTTATAGCTTCTCTCGAAAAGGTTTCTGATATCAAAAAACTACTAAATGATCACAAAATCGTATTTAAACCAATGTGTGGCAAAATAACTACATTAGGACAGAATTTCATTTCTTGTGTTACTTGAGTTTTTCTATAACAACTGCGGAAGCTTCAAGGTGAAATTCGTTGGCTTTTTTACCTAATATTTCAAGTGCCGCCGCGTATGCATTTGCTATCTTTTGGAGATCAGTAACCGCCTCAAACAGCATTTCATTTTTCTCTTCCTGCGTCATTTGTCTAAATGCCAACATTCTTTCTTCGTTTGTCATTTTTACATTCCTCTTAACTGTGAAATATTAATCTTATCGGCATAGATAATAATTCCTTTTATTGCTACAACGATTGATGAAGAGCCTTTTTCTAACCTATAATGGCTCTTTTTCAATTTCTTTTTATCTGTCATTTTCATTCTTCTTCACCTCTCTTTCACTTTGTCTTAACTATACTTAACTTTTATGGTAAAAAAAGAGTGTCGATTGTAAGGTTTAACGCCTTGCTTATTGCAAGCATGGTTGAGAATTTAATATCCGCCGGTTTTTCAGATTCAATATCATATATCGTCGGTGGAGTAACACCTGCTTTATCTGCTAACTGCCTTACACTCCATTTCCTTTTTTCCCTATAAAACTTTACTTTATTCACTTTTTTCACCTCTCTTTCTCCTTTCGTTTTACACTTTACCATACTTAACACAAAAAGTAAAGTGTAGTAAAGTAAATTTATTAAGTGCAGTTTACACCCTCTTATCTATATGCTAATATGTATAAAAGAAATGAGGTGATTAAATTGCGATTGTCCGATATAGTAAAAAATTACAGAATGCAAAATGGATTAACACAAAACGATCTTGCAAAACTTGCTAAATGTTCCAAACCATACATAAGCATGATTGAGAACGGTAAAGACTCTAAAACAGGTAAACCTGTAAATCCATCAATCACATTTTTGCACAATTTAGCGATTGCAATGAATATGACATCAGAAAGATTATATAAATTACTTGATAAAGATATTTCCATCCGACTGAATGATGTTCCTACAGATTTCCAACCTTCACTTACTCAAAAAGACGAAAAAGACATCCAAAAAAGACTGTCCGACATTTTGAACGATATGGACAGTCAAGATGCTATTGCTATGTATAATGGCGGGGAACCGATGGATCCTGAAACACGGGAGTACATGAAAGCATCTCTTGAAAATGCTCTCCGCTTTGCAAAATTAAAAGCTAAAGAGAAGTTTACTCCGAAGAAACACCGTAAATAAAGGACCACATCATGGACATAAAGAAACTCGTAAACGGTATAGTGGATCGTCACAATACAAGAGATCCGTTCCGTATTGCTGCAGAAAATAACATCTACATTTTATACGAAGAGCTCGGAAAGAATTTGGGATATTTCAGTAATCTTTTTCGCATCAAAACAATACGGATAAATGATCATGCCGATCCGTTTCTTCAGCCGTTTATTTGTGCTCATGAGCTCGGCCATGCGCTGCTTCATCCGCACGCAGGTACTCATGCTTTTAATAGAAATTCTTTTATTGCTAACTGCAAGATTGAAAAAGAAGCGAATCAGTTTGCCGTAGAATTGCTGTTCCCCGATGAATTGATAGCTGGTCATCCGGAAATAGATATTTATAATCTGGCGCGTACGTTCGGTATTCCATATCAATTGGTTTATCTTAAGTCTATTTCTTACGGGGCACGTCATTTATAAAGGAGTCGAAAAATGAAAAAAGTAGAATTGTTGATTACACTATTAATTACTATCATGTCTTTATTTACATTTAATATCGTTTATGCGTCGGCTCCAAATGTCGCAGTTTTAATGGCTGGCGCAAGACAATCTACAAAAGATAAAAATGAGTTGAATGAACTAAAATCAAAGCAGCAGTTGATTGTGAATGCTATGCAAGGATCCATGATACCTGAAGAAAAAACAGCGCAGGTCGCTAATGATTATATTTTAGATAATAAGATTGATATTTCGTTCAGTACAACAGATTTGATTAATATCGGAAAACTCCTGAATGCCGACTACATCGTATATAGCCAATTTTATATTGATAAAATAAATGCCCCCGGATTATTTCATACAACAATGAAATTTAAAGGGCAAACCGTATTAACAATTATAGATGTCCACTCCGGAGAATATAAATATAAAATTTCAGAAGATGTAAACAACGGAAAATTGGAAGATGTTTCGCGGTCTATGTTCATTGTGTATGACAAATCGATAGCAGATATTAAATTAAAAGGTTTAAAATTTTAAAACCGAACCATAATACTACTGGTAACAACGGAAAGAGGATGCGGTTGCGTGAAACAGTATAAAAGAGGATCCTTGATTTACGATAAGCTTCATGACAGTTATCGTGCTTTTGTTATGATTAACGGAAGAAGGTATTCCAAGCGTTTTAAGAAGAAAGACGATGCTATGGACTGGATGTCACGGCAGAAAATAGCAGAGCGTGATGGTAATTTTGTTGCACCATCAGATATGCTTGTCGGACAGTGGCTTTTGTATTTCCTCTCTACTTATAAAAAAGATACTGTCAGAGCCAGTACATACGAACGATATCTCTATCTTGCCGCAAAGATTGAGCCTATTTCAAAAATCCCTCTCCAGTCTTGTACTGTGTCTCATGTACAAGAATTGTTAAATAGTTTAACTCCGGACTGTTCCCGTAAAGTTCATGTTCTTTTACATGCTGCATTTCAGCAAGCTGTAGATCTAAGTATTATCCATAATAATATTGTCCGTCTTTCAAAAGCCAAAAAGATTGTCCGTGATGAACCCGGCATATTTAACAAAAATGAAATTAACAAAATTCTTTCTTACGCAAAAGATAAAATCTCCGCTTTCTATCCCATTTTCCTTTTAGCGGCTCATACCGGCATGCGGAGAGGTGAAGTGCTTGGTTTGCGTTGGAAAGACGTAAATTTGAAGAATAGCACCGTTACCATCCGCCAGCAATTGCAGCGTGTCGGCAGTGACATTACATTTCAGCCTCCGAAAACAAAATCAGGAAAAAGAAAAATCTCAATCCCCGCTACGGTCACCGCTGCACTGCAGGAATTGAGAAATAACGAAAAGACAATAGATATCAAGCAAGAGACGCTTGTTTTCAGAAACACAAATAATAATCCTGTCCGCCCTGAGGCTTTAGAACGTGCCTGGAAAAAAGTAATTACACAATGCGAACTGCCTCATAGAAATTTCCATTGCTTGCGGCATACCCACGCCACCCTATTATTAGCCACCGGTATTCCGATTATAGAAGTGTCCCGCCGGTTAGGTCATGCAAGAGTAAGCCATACTTTAGATTTATATGGCCATGCTATCCCAAGTTATGATGAACGGATTATAGAAAAAATTAATCAGATTTATTGTTAAAAAGTGGAGCAGTTTGTGGAGCAATCTCACCCATATTTTGCTCCACTTTGCCATTTTTAGCCCTTTTTAGCCTCACAAATAAATCCGCCAAACATATTGATTTTATCGATTAAATCACGCTTTTTAAAAATAATTCTTCCCATATAAAACAGAACTCCGGAACCAGGTGCGAGGGTTCGAATCCCTCTAGGCGCTCCATTTATTTTTAT